ATGGGACACGGTTTCAATTAATTTCCATTGGAGGGCAAATCACAGCGTCATCGACCAATACGCTGACTAATAAATCTATTAGTCTGACTAATAATACTGTTACAGGTACTCTTGCCGAACTCAATACGGCCATTAGTGATGCCACGTTACAAGCTACAATTACTGGCTCTGCATCTACAATTGACACAGAATCTTTAACTGCTAGTAGGGCAGTTATTTCTAATGGTTCGCAAAAGATTGCAGTATCAACAACAACCGATACCGAACTAGGTTATGTGAATGGAGTAACATCTTCAATCCAAACTCAAATAGATGCGAAAATAGCTGACGTTGTTTCAGATGGATCACCCCAATTAGGTGGATTCCTAGATTGCAATGGCAACTATATCCAAATGCAAAAAGGTGGCGATATTGCTTCTGCATCTCCCACAGTTATTGGCACGGATGGTGATTACTTTATCTGCACAGGAACAACTGGCTTCACAACCTTTACTGTAGCGGCTGATCGTCACTTCTTTCTGGAATTTTCTGGTGCATTAATAATGACACACGGGGCTGGTACTCTTGATCTCCCCGGTAGTGCAAATATTACAACAGCGGCTGGTGATGTAGGTGAGTTTGTTTCTACAGCATCAAATGTAGTTACTTGTGTTAACTATACTAGGGCTGGAGGAATTGTAAACGCTGACATTAACGCAAGTGCGGCTATAGCACAAAGCAAGTTAGTGGATATTGTTAATGCAGACGTAGATGCTAGTGCAGGTATAGCCACTTCTAAACTTAGTGGTGCAGTAACAAGCATTGGTTCTCACGGTTTAGCCGCTTCAGCGACTACTGATACAACTAATGCTTCAAATATTGGGTCAGGCACATTGCCAAACGGTCGGTTATCTTCAGTTCCAACATCCTCTCTTACGGGAGCAGTAACAAGTATTGGTTCACATGGCTTAGCAGCTTCTGCTACAACGGATACAACCTCGGCAAGTAATATTTCATCTGGTACGTTAAACACAGCGAGACTCCCGGCAACTTGCGACATCACAACTCTGGATTTAGGCAACTGGACAATCACAGAATCAGCAGGTGTTCTTTATTTTGCTACGGGTGCAGTAAACAAAATGAAATTAGATGCTTCTGGGAACCTCACCGTTGTTGGTAATGTTACCGCATACGGATCTATGTAAGGATAATTACTCATGACACTCCCAGCTAGTGGGGCAATTAGCCTCAATGATGTAAATGTTGAACTAGGTAATACAGGTACAGACCAAATTGGCATGAACGATGCTGATGTTCGTACTTTGTTTGATGATGCTTCTGGAGAAATTTCAATGTCGCAGGGACACGGGAAATCTTCGTTTACAGGAATGGTTGCAACTGGTGGGACTATAACTACGGATGGAGATTATAAAGTCCATACATTTAATTCGGGAGCTACTTTTGAAGTCACTACTTTAGGACATGGTGAGGTTGAATATCTTGTTGTTGCTGGAGGTGCTGGTGGAGGAATAGTTCATGGTGGTGGTGGTGGGGCCGGAGGGTATCGCACAGCGACAGGATTTTCTGTCACAGCAACTTCATACTCTGTCACTGTAGGTGGTGGTGGTAGTAGTGCCACATCTGCTCCAGAGAAGGGAGGTGCTGGCGGAACATCAACATTTAGTACGATCAGCTCTACTGGTGGAGGGGGTGGCGGTGGACACGGGACAGCAAATCGAGTTGATGGAGACGATGGTGGTTCAGGTGGTGGGGGTGGTTTATCTGGAACGCATGGTCAAGGAACCCCCGGTTCAGGAAACGCTGGTTCGTATAGTCCATCTGAAGGTAATGATGGTGGTGCTGTAACATCTTCACCCGGAAATTGGGGGGGATCTGGAGGTGGTGGGGCTGGTGCTGTAGGAGGGACACACTCAGGTAATGATGGTGGTACAGGAGGTGCAGGAACGTCCTCAAGTATTACAGGTAGTGCTGTCAGTAGAGGCGGAGGAGGTGGCGGATCTGGTAATTCAGGATCAGTAGGCTCAGGTGGTTCAGGTGGTGGCGGAGCTGGTGATAATCTTGCTGGTAGCGGAGGCACCGCTGGTTCAGCAAACACAGGAGGAGGGGGAGGTGGCTGTCGTGATGATGGAGCTTCCGGGGCTGGCGGTTCTGGTGTAGTGATCATTCGATACAAATTTCAATAATAAGGAATAAGCAATGAGCCATTTTGCTGAAATAGATAACGACAATATAGTCCAGCGAGTCATTGTCGCTGAACAGGATTTTATCGATAGTGGTGTAGTTGGTGATGCAAGTAACTGGGTACAGACCTCTTATAACACCAGAGGTGGGATTCATTATGCACCCAATTCTAACGATCCCGATGGTGGTGTAGCCCTCCGTAAAAATTATGCAGGGAAAGGATATACATACGATCAAACCAGAGACGCTTTTATAGCTCCACAACCCTTTCCATCTTGGTTACTGAACGAAGGTACTTGTCTTTGGGATGCACCAATACCAAGACCAGATGATGATAAAATGTATGATTGGGATGAAGATGCTACCAGTTGGGTGGAGATTAACTAAAACAAACGGAGAGCAACTAAGTGACAAAAGAGATAACAGCTAACGGGAACACGGCAGTCATTACAACTGACGAACCGATGATGGAGCAAACTATTGTCATAGAGCCGAAGCCTCTGGACAGCGTGTCCTTCATGGGAGTGGATGTGCAGACAGGTAGCGTGTGGGCAGGGCTGGTGGTGGTTTTAGTGTTGGTGATGCTTACGAGAAAAATATTGAAACGATGAAGTATTTGTTGGTGGCAACTTTGTTGTTGAGCGGTTGCAGTGGGATAGTCGAAACGGTGCTACTTTCTACAAGTGCCAATATTATCAGCGAGCTAGTTATGGATGAGGTACGGAGTGATTGTGGACAAGTTGAATGATTGGTTTTTGGCTATGTGTACTATGCTGGCGGGTGGGATGGCTTTTATCGTGAAACGATTATTCGGACGCATTGATCGGCTAGAAGAAAGAACAGACTCACTGGAACGCTCGATTTTAACTAGGGAGGATTTGGATAGTAGCCTTGAGCCACTCAAAGATGCTAACCAGCTAATTCTTTCGCATCTTCTGGCACATAGGGACACGGAAGGCGACAAGACTAAACCTAAACCTTAGTCCCATTCCTTTGGTGTAGGGGGCAATTCTTTTCCAAAAAATCTAAATATCTTTCTGACCCATTCCCACCGGACAAACAGGCTGATGAGCAAGGTCCACAAGGTTAGCAATCCTTCCATCTAAGCCTCCCATTTGAACAACCCATGCAAGCCCTCATAGCAGATGTGGTTTTCACAGCAACTGCAAGGTGTTCTCCTTATTTTTTTGTCCCGGAAGCAAACCCATTCCAATGTGTGATGCTTGGAGCCGTTTTTAGCATTGCCCCCCCCAGCTAGGCTCCGTTCCCGTTTTTCTTCTTCCGGGACTGGTTGGGGGCTTTTGAGAGTTCTTCTCTCAATTGTTTGTTTTCCTCCTGAAGCTCAATGATTTTTTGTTGAGCCTGTATAAGTTGTTTTAGCATACCTTCCTCGGCCTCCTCATGGTTATCATTATCTACCACCTCCACCGCTGGGATCAACGAATCTACGGCTTCTGGGTGCGTTTCACGGCATATCCTGACTATTCTGTGCCATTGATACGGCTTTGGTTCACCCTCACCCGTTTCCCAACGGGAGAGTGTTCTTAAACTAAGGCCAATTTTGGTTGCAAATCCCCTCTGGTCCCGCCCGAACCCCATTTCTTCACGCAGTCCCTTCAGAATATTGGCTATATCCACATTATTTTGGCTTTTTATTGCATATTTTGCATAATATGCTTGACAATGGCGTAAATTGGCATATATTGGTATATGTCATGAGCAATAAATCAAATCCTAACCAAAATAGAATCAAAAGTCAACCTGAAGGGGTCGGCCAATTGCATCCTACCGCAAATGCTCATGACACAGCAAGGTCGGCCTCTTCTCCCAAAAAACATGGAGGAAATGTCATGAGCAAAGCCGAAGCAGTAATCACAGTCTGGATCGGTACTGGAATGAAGTCGGCCCAGTACACGCTCCATTGTAGGCGGTTCTACCCTAACAAACCGACCAACCCCCACCACACACAAGCCGAGCATACCTACGTTAAGAACCTTGGTACTAACCGGGAGTGGGCCGTCAAGGAAGCAACCGCATATCTTGAATCATTCAGGAAGTTTGAAAAGTATCTTTTGGTTGACGACATCGATGCCAACTTTGACTTGAATAAGTATAACGATCTAACCGTATGGCAACATCACGCAATCCAAACCATCAAGTATAGCGACCTCTTCCCCTTTGGCAAGCACAAAGGGTATGTGATCTCCAAGGCAGAGCCGAAGACAATCATGTGGTGGGCAGAGCAAGAGCCACGGGATGAAGTCGGCAGAGCCTTAATCAATCGCTGTATTGAGATCGCTGATGAGCGAGAGCTTTTCTTTATTCACAATCTTATCTGCAAGGGGCTTCAGGTAGAGAAAGCGATGGAGCCGGAGAGTGATTATATCGGAACCGTTGGTGAGCGTATCAAGTTTTCCGGTGATGTTGTTTTCTTCAAAGGTTTTGAGACAGCTTACGGCTGGTCATCAATTACCAAGATTAAAGACCCTGACGGCAACTTGATAGTTTATTTCGGTACGGCTGAACTGGGTGCGGTTGGTGACAGTGTGGAGTTCATGGCGAAAGTCAAGAAGCATGAAGAGTATCAAGACGACAAACAAACGACAGTACAGCGTCCAACCAAAATTAAGAACAAGTCTGGCCATGAAGAGTATCAACCGGATGACGCTCACTCGGATGACGCTCACTATAACGAAAATCCAGAATCTTTAACATCTGCATTTTAGGGGGAGAAGCCAAATGAACTCAAAGCAACCATTCGGAACAAGAGATTTTGCTGGTGGTGGGTGGCGACAAAAGGAATCATCCACACAAAGCCAACATCGGACGAATTATAGCCCGTTAATTGCCGAAGGCATCATCGGCAATGATGCCCTCAAATCGGTGGTTGCTTCAGGCGTTCCACGCAAGCAAGAAAACAAACCGCCTGATTACCGATTCGTGATGGCAATCAATCGCATCAATGATCCGGAAAAGACAAACATCATTTCAAAACTGAACAAACTTTGCTCCGAGATCAACGACCTGCAAGACCTTGATGAATTGCCTCATTACACAGATCGCAGGGATGTAGACAAGGAGTTGCACCGATACCAACAATTTATTTTCGATTTCGATTCGGTCATACATGAGGCCATCATTGCCTATGAAGATGCTTGCGAGGCATACAACGATGCAACACGCAATATTGATGAGGAGTGGTTGCTATGAGCGGCTGGGTGGAGTGGGTCTGGCTAGGCATGGGGGTTTGGTCGGTAGTTTTTATTTTATTTTCGATTTATTTATTGGGGGAGTGAGTGATGGAAATGACAAACCAATTTACGGAATGGATGGATGAACAGGGGTACATTCCGCTCAACGGAGTGGAAGGCGAATATTACGAATGTCCGGGCTGTCATGTCTGGCACATCAATTCTATTCGTGAGCTATACGAAGAGAAAACCTCTGATGAGCCTTTGAAATAAGGCGAAACCATTAGTGCCATCGATGATGTGGCACTAGCGGTCAGGTTATTACTAACACTCTGAGGAGTATAAAAATGGTTTTTAAAAAAGCAAAACCTCAACAAGCGTACTTGAAGATTTGTGGGTACGGCCCATCGGGTAGAGGCAAGACTTTTACGACTCTGCTATTCGCAGAAGGTCTTGTCAGCAAATCGGGGAAGCGGATTGCCTATGTTGATACCGAACATGGCACAGATTTTTATTCGATGGATGTCAAAGAAAGAAAAATCCATCCAAAGGCATTTGACTTTGACGTTATCCACACACAGTCCATAGCTGATGTACTGGATGCGGTCAAGTCGCTCAACCCTGTCGATTACGAAGTGATCGTAATCGACAGCATCAGTCATCTTTGGGATGCTTGCCAAAACGCAGTCCCAGAGAACAAGAAAACATCGGCTGGCACAATCCCCATGCATATGTGGGCAAACATCAAACGTCCGTATAAAGAGCTTGTTAAGTTTTTGATGGAAGCTCCATTTCATGTTTTTGTTTTAGGCCGACAGAAAAATGTTTTTGAAGATGCTGACGGTCAAATGCAAAAGGTGGGTGTGGCGATGAGGGCCGAAGGCGAAACGGAATATGAATTTAATATCGGACTCCGTTTTGATTTGGCCAAGGGAAAAGACGGCAAGAAAGCTACCGTTCTAGCAATCGCTGAAAAAGACAGGACCGGGATACTTTCAGGCCATACATTTCCCAACCCGAATTTTGACATGATTAAACCAGTTTTGCCATTACTAAATGGCCAGCAAGCTACTTTTGAAAGCGTAGATGAAATTGCCGAGAAGGATCAGGCTTTGGTCGAAGGTAACAGTCCTGAAAAGCAGATGAAATCTCTGACCAAGCATGATGAGTTTAAAAAGGCAATTGAATCTTCCAAAACGATTGATGCCTTGAACGAGATTGCCAAAAAAATCAAGTCATCACGCATCGTTACAGAAGATCACAAAAAACCATTACGGGCTTTGTACGAGCATCAGAAAAGCGTACTAGCCCCAACCGTCAACTAGGGGGGACATTTAAATGAGATTCACAGAAGAAGATTTAGGCTCACGAGGTAGCAACGATCCGGGGCAATACGATGCCGAAGTTGCCAAGGTGGAAGAAAAAATCACAAAAAACGGTGATGAGATGTGGTCGGTTCGCTTTGTTCCAGTGGGCGAGAGCAAAACTCTTTGTTTTGACAATCTGGTCTGGAGTGATGGTGGGCGTGGAATCGCATCAAAAAAATGCAAGATGCTTGGTTTCCAGCCGGGTCAGGATTTTGAGGCACAGGACTTGCGAGGCAAGCGTGTGTCTTTAACTTTGATCGAAGAAGAATACAACGGCAAAACCAACCTCAAGCCCGATATTGGGGTGGATGGGTTTGGCTACACACCGTTGGCAGGTGTATCCGCAGTGGATGATCCAGTGCCTTTTTAGGCACCCGACAACTGGATTGTTCAAAGGCAGGGGCTATTTTGGTCCCTGCCTATCAATCCGGTGAGGAAAGTTGCAAACACAAACAGGAGTCCTATTCTTTTTCACATTCAATTCAGGTCGGGGAAATGAGATATTTCAGGGTCAAAAATTTTGAAAAATTACAGCCAAAGCGAAAAGATAGCAAGTCTCCTTGGATTCGTTTGTACCACACTTGGAACCTCGATTCAGCAGTCGGACAACTGCATGACAGCCACAAAGCACACTACATTGGGCTACTTTGTATCGCACATACAGAAGACAATCAGATACCTTTCGACAATAAATGGGTTAAAAAGCGAGGACTTTTCAGCTCACCTGTAAAATTAGAGTTGTTTGAAAAACTTGGACTTATAGAGGTTTTCGGCAACGAAGATGAAAAAATAAAAAATAAAAAAAAGCCCCTAGTTAGAGAGTTAGTTAGTGAGTTATATACGAAAAAAAACACGAATGAAAAAAAATCTTCATCAGAAGTTCATCAAGTAATCAATTTTTACCACGATGAGTTCCAGAATATTTTCGGGGCAACCCCGATGATTGATGGTGGCAAAGATGGAAAGTTGATGAAGTCGATAGTGTCGAAATATGGTTTGGAGAAAACCCAAGATTTAATTACGGCATTTTTGAAATCGGATGACCCTTGGCTTGAAGGCAAAGGCAGATCAATCGCACTTTTTAAATCTCAAATCAACAAGCTCATTATTCCTGAAGCACCAAAAGTGAGGGTTCCCGCATTATGAACTTTGAAGATTTTGGAATCACAGTCAATGCTGGTTACGGGCAGATAAAAACGGATTGTCCGAAATGCAAACATGACCGGAAGAAACACAAGCACGATAAAAGTCTATCGGTCAATGTAGATGAGGGCATTTGGAACTGCCATCATTGCGGTTGGACGGGCAGTCTCAAGCGTAGTTTTGTGAAAGATATTGTGAGCCAGCCGAAGATAAAGAAACAGGTAAAGAACTACAAGTTGCCGAATTGGAGTTATCAGGAGTTGCCTGATCCGGTTTTGGTCTGGTTTGCCGAAAGAAAGATTTCAGAAGCAATTTTGTCTGAGGCAAGAATCAGTTTTGATAATGGTTGGATCAAATTTCCATATTTCAAAAGTGGTCAATGCGTAAATGTCAAGATGCGGTCAAAAGACAAACAGTTCAGGCAGAGCAAAGATGCCGAGCGAATTGTTTACGGGTACGACAACATTGACAACGAAGAAACAATAATTGTTGAAGGCGAATTAGACGCTCTAGCGATTATGGAGTCGGGCTTGCGTGGCGTGTGTAGTGTTCCAGACGGGGCTAAAGGTTTCACGTTTTTTGAAAACGTGGAAGATCGGTTCAATGAGGTCAAGGCGTTTGTAATCTGGTCTGATGCCGATGGCCCCGGTCTGGAACTGCGTAACGAACTGTCTAGGCGTATTGGTCTGGATAAGTGTCGCTACGTTGAGACACCGGAAGATTGTAAAGACGCTAACGATGTTTTGATTAAGTACGGACCAGAGGTTGTCCGTAAGCTCATCGAAGAAGCAAAAGTGTTTCCGCTCCGTGGAATCACTTACGCCAACGACATCGACATGATGACTCACTTCTTGTACGGGCGACAAGAAGGCTTAAGTGTTGGCTGGCAAAACATTGACCCGTTTTGGAAGTTGAATCCCGATGCTGGTGAATTGGTTGTCATCACGGGTTATCCCGGTCACGGCAAGTCCGATTGGATATTAGCGGTCATGGTCAACATGATTATGCAACATGAATGGAAATTTGGCCTGTTTTCTCCAGAAGAGTATCCGCAAGAAGATCTAGCGGGGAAGATTGCTGAAAAGTTCATCGGCTTGCCGTACCGGGATCAATTTAAAAGTCGCATGGATCAAAACGACATCAACGAATCACAGGCATGGATAAACGACAACATATTTTTTATCCAGCCGGAAGATCACCAGTTGGCACCAGTTGAGATGGTTGAGCTTTGGGGAATGTTGGTCAGGGCAAAGGGGATCAAGGCCATTATTTGCGATCCTTGGAATGAGCTTGACCATTCTGTGCGTGGTGGTATGTCCGAAACGGAGTGGTTCAATAACCAGCTTTCGATGATTCGCAGGTTTGCCCGTGAATATGGTGTGACGGTATTTATTATTGCTCATCCAAAGAAGCCGTACACAGAAGAGGGCAAAGCACCACCAGTACCAACCCCGTACTCAATCAACGGCTCTGCTAGTTTTCGCAACAAGGCTGACGTATGCATCACGGTTCACCAACCCAAGTATGCAATGCCTGATAACGATTTTATGGTTGAGCTTCATTTTCAGAAGCAGAAGAAAAAATATCTTGGGAAATTGGGGGTCACAGATTTGCACTATGAATACCGAACTGGAAGATACAGCGATAGACCTTACGCAAGCAACAAAGAATTATAAAAAGCGGGGCTGGGTTTTGATTCATTCAGAAAAGTTTGATTCAGATTTTTATTTGGTGAAGCACCGGGCAATGTCAGTACCGGATAGATCGTTGCCCAAGTACACACCGAAAGAGATTCAGTCCTTAATTGATCTGGATGAAAATGAAGTAAAAGTTTTACACGATGCAAAGACTATTTTTAAAGGGAAAATTCTTTGAGGCCAATTTATGAGTGAGCATAGCGATCAAGTCGCATTATTTGCAAAAGCAAAATGGGAAGAACGCAATCACCCGGAGTTGAAGAATATGTTTGCAATCCCAAATGGAGGGGCAAGGCACAAGGCAGTCGCCAGTAAGTTGAAGAAAGAGGGTGTCAAAGCAGGTGTCCCTGACATATTTCTTGCTCATCCGAAGGGAACGTATGCTGGACTGTGGATCGAAATGAAATATGGGAAAAATAAAACAAGCCCGAAACAGAGAGAGTGGCTCCGCTCATTGAGCGACAGTGGTTATAGGGCAGAAGTTTGTTACGGGCCAGATGAGGCGTGGAAAGTGATACTGGATTATTTAAAACATTGAATACTAACAGCCCCACCCCCTACAACATTAATAGAACCTGCATAGGGAAGCTATTGGTGCTTGGGGCTAACCCATATCTTGTGTCGAGATCGGGGGGTGGGGTGTACAAATTTACAATATGACTTCAGCCATAACAAAGAACATGGTAAGCTCCCTATCCAAAGATCAACGGATATTCAGGGGGGATGGTATGCCTACATACATGAAGTTGATTGATGGCAGATGGTATTCCAATGTCAGAGACAAAAAGGATTGGAAGCGGATTCATGTTGTGCCACTCAATGCTTATGAGCATGAAATCAGGAAGGCTTCAATCCAGTTGGGCAAAGTGATTGCCGATATTGAGCAAGGGCTTGACCCAAGCTCTGCCAGAAGGAAGATAAAATCACTCAAGATCAACCGTGAAGTTTCAAAGCGTATGGAATTAAGTTTGCGGGTTCATGTTTACCCGTTCTTTGGCGAGTACACCTTGCGAGATATTACCAAGGAACTGCTTGAGTCTTACATTGAGTTCAGGTATGGATTATCCAAAGATGGCGAATTGCAGGGCGTGAAAGATACGCTGGACAAGGAGTTTGATGCTTTAACCGCTTTATTGCGGGTAGCCGACAAGAAGTGGGGAAGGCCAAAGCTCACATATAAAAAGATCAAGCGGAAGATTTTAGCCCCGTTGACCGAGGCACAGGTCCATATGGTTGCCGATTACCTTGCCGATAAATACAAGCCGATTTACTGGATTATGGCATTAACCGGAATGGATGTATCTGATGCCGTTAATCTCAAACCTTGCCATATCTCGAAAGGATGGATCGACAAGCCGAGGGGCAAAGTTGATCATGAGAATGGGGAGCGAATTGTTGTGCCGATCCTGCAAGCTCTCAAGGTTCAGCTTGATACCGTTCCTTGGCCTATGGATGCAGATGCGATCTTATTCCCGAATATCAAGCCAAAGGCTGTGACCACCGCTGTGCTAAGAGCTTTCACCGATGCGGGAATGAAAGGCTACGGGGCCAAATACTTGAGAAGGCACATCGGGTCTGCTTTGTGCGATGAAGGTTTTGGCGATGAATGGATCGGCAAGATTCTCTCCCATGCCGAAGGGTCCAGAGTGACGGGCAGATACACTCAAACTTACAAAAATTCTGTCATGAAAGCATTTAAGAAACTTGAACAACGTGGAAGAAACGTGGAAGGTGCGGTATCAAAAAGTGAATAAACTGTTTAAAGACAATATGTTACAGAAGCGTGATTGGCGTGAGAGGCCAGCGTCCTAACCGCTAGACGATGGGGCCATGTTGGAAATTATACCTGTAACATACCACAATACAATAAGTTTAGTCAATCAAGGTTGTCATTCCTTTTTGAGAATGGTGGCTTTTTGCGTGGAAGAAACGTGGAAGTTTTTTTATCACTATATAGGGGAGCCGAATGATTGATCGTGTGCGGATGGGATTGCCAATTGACAAGATCGCCAAGCAGGTGATAGCGATGCGTGACCTGTGGGAAAGCCGTTCTTATGACTTCCCTTTCTTCACGCTTGGCAGTCCAGCTTATCTTGATGGGCCGTCACCAAAATATTATGAAGATGCGGAACGGCTTAATCCTGTTTTGATGGAAGAGTTCCAGCCGATGTATTCCCATGTGTCAAAGAGGCTTGCCCATGTCTTGTGTGAACCGATCATGCTGAAAGACAATTTGGCTTTGCCGGGATTCCATATTTTCCCGTCTGACCCGAAGTTTCTAACCATTTCTGGCAACTGGCACACCGACCAGTCTCATGTGACGCTAGGTTTGGGTGATGAAGATGCGACCACGTTCACCTATGCGATCAAGCTCCCGACAGGTGGCGGTGGTGCCGACTTTGATGAAAATGGCAAAGATGTTTATGTCCCCTATGACGAGGGTGAAATGGTACTGCACGATGGCATGACGATGCACCGCATATCTAAGTACAAAAAATATATGCCGAATGAATACCGGATAACTTTGCAGGGTCATATCATCAGGGATGGTGGTGATTTGGTGATGTTTTGGTAACTCTACAAGTCACGGCAAATATTTTTGCCATAACAAATATCTGGCTATTGGCAAACAGCTATGTGTGGTGGGGTTGCGTGATTGGTCTGCCGGGTCAGTTGCTGTGGCTGTATATTTTTTGGCGTAAGAATTTAAAAATCTTGATGTTGACCGATGTTATTTTGGCTGGGATTTACATACAAACTTTATGGAAGTTGGCTTATGAACTCAAATGAGGGGAAGGTAAATTGCGACAGGTGTGGGCATTGGGCTGTGCCTCTTGATGCTCACGGTAAAATAAGATGCCCTAACTGCCACCAAGTTTTGACGATGGGTGATTGTTGTCAGGGTGAAACATATTGCAAACCGGACGATCCGGGAGAAGGCGTGGACGTTCCAAACTGAAGAAAGGGCCAATATGACGAAAGATGTATCGGAATCAGGTGCAACCAGAAATAAAATTGAAAACTACCGTTTTGACCTGATTGAGTGGGAATTTATCGACCAGATGGCAAAGGTGATGGGTGAAGGTGCGGTGTCTCATGGTGAGGCCAACTGGAAGCAGGGCTTTGATAACCTTGGGAGAGATGTAGACAACCACATCTTTGAGCATTATCGCAAGTATCGTATAGGCGATCCAAGCGAACCCCATTTAGCAAAGATGGCAATCGGGTTGATGTTTCTAGATTTTTTTGACCGCAAGAAAAGAACTGGCATCAAGTGTGAGTGTGCCGATGAAAACAGGTGTTGCAAGGTACATCGTGGACCGTTGAAGGTTATGAAAAATGAAAATCACAGCGAGGCATCTTAAAAAAGTTCCAGTGGGTGCATTGGTCAGGGTCAGGTGGCCTGATGCTAGTGCCGAGCCTACGGAGTCAGGGACAGCGGAAGAGATGGTCGGCAATCACAAGGCGACCATATACGATACGTTTGGCCTCTACCTTGGTTATAACAAGGTGGATGTGATCTTGTCGAATGATAAAGAAGTGGATGGTGAGTATCGGGGAAAGTTGAATATTCCCCGCAGGTGGTTGATGGATTTGCAAATAATTTTGGAGAACCCTATTCCATGACTAAAGAGCAATTGCAAGAAGCCGTAAATTTGGTCACCGAGCATGGAAGCATTTACTATGCCTCAGTGGCAACCGGGATGCCAGAAACAACGCTACGAAAACGGTATCAACGAGCAGTCAAGCAGGGCGTTGAGCCAACCGTACAGCCGAAGGCAGAGCGTGAGGTCGCATTTCTCAACAATCAAGTGAAACAACTCAAAGCAAAGTTAGCAGAGGTAGAGCGGGAAGAGTTGGGGGCAGAGGAAATCAGGCGAAAGATTTTCAAGATTGCCGAGATTCAGACTGAACCACCGGGGTGGGTTCTCAAACCATCGCATAAGTCAAACAAGTCTCCCGGTGTGCCAACTTTATTTTGTTCGGATTGGCACTGGGCAGAAGTGGTTGATGCGAACCAGATGGGTGGTGTGACCAATGCGTTTGATCTCAAGATTGCTAGGGATCGGGCGAGGTACTTGGTCGATAATGTAATTGATCTTCTTTTCAATCACATGGTCAACCCAGAGTACCCCGGTATCGTCTTAGCTTTAGGCGGTGATATGTTTTCCGGTGATATTCTCCATGAGGAGCTTACCGAGTCGAATGAAGAGTACACCATGCAAGCAATGTTGGATTTGCTTGGGGTGATGACTTGGATGATTAACCAGTTGCTTGAAAAGTTCCCAAATGTTTTTGTTGTTGGTGTGACCGGGAATCATGGTCGCAATACTAAAAAAGTTCGACATAAAAACCGGGCATTTACTTCTTTTGACTGGTTGCTGTACCAGCTTATAAAAAGACATTACCATCCCACCGAAGGCAAGCCGAATCAGCGTGTATCATTTATGATCCCTGATGGCCCTGACGCTTATTATCGAATTTATAATCATCGGTATTTATTAACGCATGGTGACCAGTTCCGGGGCGGTGATGGGATCACCGGGGCATTAATGCCAATCATGCGTGGGTTTGCAAAAAAATCCAGCCGCAACGCACAGATCAATCAGGAGTTCGATACCATGATTATCGGCCACTGGCATCATCTCTTCCAATCAAGGCGTGTGATCGTCAACGGAAGTTTGAAGGGGTACGATGAGTACGCCTACGCATTGAATCTGCCCTTTGAACAACCGATGCAAGCCTTATGGGTGACGCATCCAGACAGGGGTATCACTTTTAGTATTCCCGTTCACGTTGAGCCGAAAACCAAACAAACAAAATCTGAATGGGTTTCCATCCAACAAGGAGGAGCGTAATGACCACAATCACGATGGTAATTGATACGACCAAGATGCCAGACTCCGTTTTCAAGAGAATGGCAGAGGCCAAAACAGGGATGGATGCAGTTTGGATTTTAGCTGGCGAGTGGGGAACCGAAAAAAAGTATATCCCCTCAAAACATCACTTCATGAAATATGCGGTTGACGTTTTGTCTGATGGCCCCACTCCCGATGAGATAATTTAGTCACTTTATAGACCGCCCCTTCACGACACCCCTAGTTGACGGCCTTATCTCAACTTCCACATTCCCGTAAGATGTAGATGTGGAAGAGCGAGAGATTAATAAAATTGTTGTTCATTGTTCTGATTCCGGTTTTGGTGACCGTGATGCCATTGATCGTTGGCACAAGGAACGTGGCTGGGATGGCATCGGCTATAACTATGTGATCCTGAACGGTGTTCGCAAATCGGGTGATGACTTCAACCCGGATGATGATGGTATTGTGGAAACCGGAAGGCCGATCAATATTGTTCCAGCCCATGTTAAGGGTCACAACAAGGGTTCCATCGGTGTTTGTCTTATCGGCAGACATCACTTCACGAAAAAACAATTCGCAAAACTCCACAAATTACTTATAGGCATTATCCATAAACATGGTGTGCTAGTTGATTTAGTTCAGGGCCATAAAGAATTGGACGACAGCAAGACCTGCCCGAATTTTGATATGCAAATTGTCAGGGAAGAAATCTTCAGGGATTTCGCCTTGGCACGTTTTCTGGTTGCTTCACCGAACTAAGGAGAGACTGATGGAAAAGCTGATTGAGCCGATGGTTAAGGCTGTATCTGGTTTCATGCCCGGCATGAAGACGTACTTCATGATGTTCCTAGCACTTGGAATGACTTTTTGTCAAATCCGTGGATACCATGTGTTTGGCACTGACACTTGGCAAGCTGTGGGCATCGTGGGCGGGATCACTTGGAAAATGGGTATGGACCGCAAGGGATGATTTCCTTTCTTGTCATGATGGCATTGGGTGGCGGGTTATTGCTTTACCTTTTGCGTGTCGGCAAGAAGATCAAAGTTGCGGATGATTTGATGAGAGCAAAAAAGGCAATTGGAAAGATTAACAGGTTCAATCGGAAAGAAGATGAAGAAGCACAAAAGCAAGCTGATAACGCTGGCTGTAACCCTGTTTCTGCTCCTTGGTTGCGTAACAGGAGGAAGTAACGGGCCGTATCCGATTCATGCTTATCCAGTTGTACCGAAAGCGGTCATGGAACCGGATAAGGTCTGGCAGAAATGCGGTGATGATTACATCTGTATTGAGGAGAGTCATTTGATTGAATTGAAAACATACGTTATCAAGTTGGATTCGCTGGTCAGGAAATATGAACACGCTATTGAGACAATCAATGAACATCAGTAGTCTCCTCACAGTAATACTGATTTGGCTTAGTATTACTGTTTCCCCGGTGGTTGCTTCAGCCGATCAAATTCCCTCCGATGGTCGGTTGAAGCTCCCATCACCTATGGAGATACGGAATTACGAACCCCAGCCCAATTCTTTGATGGCAGTCACTTATGCGAATGGGCGTGTTTATTTGTTTCACATTGAAGAGATTAATCCGAGGAGCGATTGCAACCAGATTCAGTACAACATTGAAACTAAGAAGATCCAGATCATTACGCAAGCGGTGAGCAATGCGTATGAGTATGTGTTATTGCCAGTGCCATCCTACATCTCTGAATGGGTGATGCTGGATACACCAACGCAGAAAGTAGGCAAGTGATGTGTGGGTCTTACTCTTAATCACATTTGGACAATTTGAGATAGAGAGGATCGAGGTATTGGAAACGTGGTACGACAAGAATCATTGTGCAGAGCGATTGAAAGAAGCAAGGCAGGTTGGATTGCCAGTAGGCAGTAGCATCGCCTGTGTTCATGTTGATGGCATCGGGAAAGCGTAGGCTCAAGCTGGTGAGAGATAAGAAGCCTGAAACAGAAATTGTGATTAACGGTAATGATTTGAGGTCTGGCAATATCCCGTCTGCTTACGGTCAAATGTTAGAAGGTGAGCAAGATCACAATTTGCACCATGTGAAACCTAGAATTGCTCCGGATGATAATGTTTACCGGATAGATGCTAATTATGAGGCAGAAGATTACTGATGGAAAATGGTGACGCATTTTGGGAATGGCTAAAGTCAAGACCTGACGCAGAGGAAGACCCGGTTGTTCGGAAGTATATAAAAAAATTGGGGGAATCCTTTGTCCCACCATCTCAACACAAAAAGTTAAAGGTGGTCAGGCAAAAGACAGTTGATTGGGATGCCGAGTTGAAGAAGCTCCCAAGGAGATTGGTTGTATGACCGAGAAAGAAGAAAAGTTTGTTCGCTATCTCTCAATGACAGGCGAGAAGCAAAAGTCTGCGATTAGAGCGGGATACAGCCCGAAGACGGCTCATGTCATAGCTTCCGAGAACTTAAAGAAACCTAAAATTCAAGAAGCTCTTGCAAGGAGAAGAGAGAGGCACGAAAAAAAGTTAGATGAGCTTGAAGATATACTTTTGGAAAAGACAAAGAGCATGATGGCTTTCGATCCCTTGGATGCCTTGGATGCGAGTGGGAATCCGAAGAGTATGGATCAATGGCCAAAAGAGTTAAGAGATGCGGTTGTCGAAATAAAAGTTGTATCACTTGAGGATGGTAACACCGGGATGTTGGCTAAGTTTTCAGACAGGACAAAAGCGATGGCATTAGCAAGTAAGATCACACAGATTGAAAAACCGGAAGCTGGTTCAGTAACTGTCGGGCAGGGGCTTAACTTGAACATTAATTTTATGGGTGCGAATGGCAACGGCTGAACTTGACATAGAGATGCCAGTGGCGTTTCAGGATTTGTTTAAGCCATCACGGTACAAGGCTTTTTACTCTGGGCGTGGTTGTGCAAAGTCTCACTCTATTGCAATGGCACTATTGTTAAGAGGTGTGCAGAAGCCACTTAGAGTTTTATGTGCGAGAGAGATTCAAAAGTCTATCAAGGATTCGGTCAAACTTTTATTGGATGACAAGATCGGATTGTTTGGCATCGGCAATTTTTATGAGTCGCTAAAGAATGAGATTAAGGGAAGCAACGGGACCACGTTTAACTTTGCTGGCCTTGGAACGATGACCGCAGATCAGATTAAGTCAATGGAAGGTATCGACATAGTTTGGGTGGAAGAGGCACAGAATATATCTCAACGGTCACTGGAAATATTGATCCCAACGATTCGCAAGCCCGGTTCAGAGTTATGGTTCAGTTGGAATCCGAGGCATCCTACTGATCCGGTTGACCAGTTGTTCAGAGGTGAAGTTGTACCAGAGAACGCAATTATTAGAAGAGTAAGGGTTGAGGACAATCCATACTTTCCCGGTGAGTTGCTGGAAGAGATGGAGTTTGATCGCAAGCAGAAGCCTGATCGGTTTGCACATATTTGGATGGGTGAGTATGAACCGACTGCGGTGGGTGCAATCTGGTCAAGGCAAAACCTACATCAGAACCGAAGGGCTGAAGCCCCGGAGTTGGAACGAATAGTTGTAGCAGTTGATCCTGCAATATCAAGCGGAGATAAATCGGATGAGCATGGGATTCTGGTGCAGGGCATTGGTTCGGATGGCAGGGGATATGTTTTGGATGACCAAAGTATTAAGGGAACGCCCGGACAATGGGCTAACCGTGCGATTTCAACTTTTGATCGTTACGAAGCTGATGCACTTGTTATTGAAATCAATCAAGGTGGTGACATGGTTCGGCACACTCTTGAGTCGATCAGGCCGAGCATCCCGATCATTGAAGTAAGAGCAACCAGAGGGAAACACGTTAGGGCCGAGCCTATCTCTGCCTTGTACGAACAAAACAGAATCAGTCATGTGGGTAGCTTCCCTGACTTGGAAGCACAAATGTGTCAGATGACGGCTGGTGGTTACGAGGGTGAGGGTTCACCTGATAGAGTTGATGCGATGGTTTGGGGATTCACAGAGTTGATGCCTCAACTTGTTGCCAGTAAACAAGTGGAAGAACCTATGTACGATCATTATGTGGGGGAAGGGAGTTGGTTGGGCTAATGGGTAAGCTAGATGAAAAGGGGAATGAAGTAAATGGATAAAGCAGAAAAGACAGCTACGGCTGACTCAAATAAAGAAGAAACGATAATCCAAGAGGCATTGGAACGGTTTGAGGAATCTCAAGACGGTTCTGATTTCAACCGCAATGCTTACGAAGATGATATACGTTTTGGGCGTTTAGGTGAGCAATGGCCTGACAAGGTCAAGAAGCTACGGGAAGAAGAGAGTCGCCCTTGTTTGACGGTAAATAAAATCCCTGCGTTCATTCGGCAGGTGGTTAACGAGTCCCGGCAGAACAAACCCGGCATCGTAGTTAATCCAATCGACAACGGGGCAGACATAGCGACAGCGGAGGTGCTTAATGGGCTTATCCGATCAATTCAAAGGAACTCTAATGCTGATATTGCTTTTGATACAGCTATTGACCATGCGGTAAGCGGTGGGTTTGGTTTTTTCCGTATCGGCATTGATTACGCACACGATGAGTCATTCGATCTTGAGGCAAGGTTTGAACGCATTAGCAATCCGTTACAGGTCCATTGGGATGTGAACTCAACTAGCTTTGATGCGGAAGATTGGCAGTATTGTTTCGTTTCCGATTTCTTTACGGAGGATCAGTTTCAAGCGAAGTGGCCTGACGCACAGCCTGTATCGTTTGAAGGTGATGAAGGATCGCAAACCACGCAATACTGGTTACAGGATGACAAGATACAGGTTGCCGATTATTACCTTAAAGAAGAAAAAGAGCATGAGCTATGGCTAATTGAGGGATGGAATCATGTAAGGCCATCAGGTGATGTGGTCAATGTTCAGGCGATTCGTAAAGATAAGCTGGCTGGCATGGCAAAGCATTTCTTCCAAGCTGGCAAGATTGAATTGGGGAAGGTGGAAGAGGATGAATTAATCAACCTGTTTTTTCAGGCAAGGGGGTTGTCGGCTACGCAATCACGCAAGGTTATGGGGACAAAAGTAATAAAGCGTGTGATTAGCGGTGTGGAAGTTTTGGAAGAGGCTGAGTGGCCCGGTTCGATGATTCCTATTTGTCCCGTTTGGGGCGAGGAGGTGTTCAGTGATGGGAAAAGATGGTTCCGGTCAATGATTCGTGACGCTAAAGACCCTCAAGCAATGTTCAACTTCTGGCGTTCAGCATCTACCGAGTTGGTCGCTCTTGCTCCGAAAGCTCCTTGGCTGATGGAAGAAGGGGCAATCCCTAAAGGCAAACGAGGTAAATGGGAAACGGCTAATGCAAGATCTCATGCTTATCTTGAATATGCCAAGGGCAGTCAAGTCCCGCAACGGCAACCGTTTGCAAGTGTCCCGGCTGGTGCGTTGCAAGAAGCGTTGAATAGCTCTGATGACATGAAGTCAATTATCGGTATTTATGATCCATCCCTTGGGGCAAGGTCGAATGAAACGTCTGGGAGAGCGATTCTTGCACGGCAAAAGGAATCTGACGTTTCTAATTTCCATTTTTTGGACAACTTATCACGGGCGATTCAATACGCTGGCAAGGTTTTGGTCGATATTATTCCATCCTTATATTCACCGAGGCAAACGATACGCATTATCGGTGAAGACGAAAAAGAAAAGGTTACCAAGCTAACAATGGACCCAAATGCTCCCATCCCAATGATTGATGGTGAAGAGCAAGAAGAAGAACGGTTGTTCAATATTGGCACAGGCAAATATGATGTGACCGTCAAGGCTGGACCTTCTTACGCTTCTCAGCGTGAGGAAACAAGGGAAGCATTAATAGAGATTATGCGACAAGTGCCGGGGGCTGGTTTGTATATCGGTGATCTTGTTATGAAATATTTGGATTTTGAAGGGTCGGAAGAGGTCGAAAAACGATTGCAGATGGCCCTGCAAGCACAAGGATTAAACGTGAGCGGTCAACCTCCAGCAATGATGCCGGGAGGTGTGCCACCACAGCAACCGGGATCGGTTCCATCGGGTGTGCCGGGGAGTCCTCTGCAACAAGGCGGGACACCAATAATGCCACCGGGAACAATCCCACAGTAATGAGGTAAGTCATGGATGAAGTTGAAGAAGCAGAAGAAGTAGAAGAAGTAACTGATGAAACGACTGATGAGGTAGAAGCCGAGGCCGAGGATTCACAAGAAGATCAAGCATCGGATGACTCCGAAGATCAGGAAGAACAATCAGAAGAAAAAACAGATGAGTTTTACGAGTTCGATTTTGGCGGCAACAAGAAACAATTTGCCAAGAAGAATATGCCATTAGAGCTTGCTGAAGAGATGCAAGCGTTTGGCAAGAACTTAGAGTCGGCCCATACGAAGCGTTCCCAAGATGTAGCCGAGCATAAGAAGTCACTGGAAGCTAGAGAACAAGCCATCCAGAAACTTCAAGGTATGCACGGTGATACCCTTCAGGAATATTCCAAGGGTTTGCAGTTGCGTCAGGACATAGCCGAGCTTCAGAAGGTGGATGTGCAGACTTTGTGGCAGACGAATCCAGATGATGCCAGAAAGATTTCAGATGCCATCAGTCAGAAAACGGCAGAGTTCAATCAGACGGTGCAACAAGTTTCACTACTTGAGCAATCACAGGCACAGCAAGGACAGCAAGAGATTGCTAGAAGGGCTGATGAAGGTGTTAAACAGGTTGAGAAACGGATACCGGGATTTGCAAAGGATAAAGCAAGCGATGTCATTAACTACGTTAGCAATACTTATGGCATCCCAAGGCAAGAGGCTGATAAGTGGCCTTTGAACCCAGCGGGTGCGGAAATGGCTTACAAGGCTATGCTTTATGACCAGATGCAAAAGAAAGCAAACCCGAAAACAGTTAAGAAGAAAGTGACCCAGCTTAAACCCGTCAAGTCAACCAAAGGTGGTACTGGTGGTACTGGCAAATCATCTGTGCCATCAGATAAAGATTCGGTTGCCGATTGGGTTAGAAAGCGAGAGGCACAACTTGCAAAACGCAATATGCGTTAGTTAAAAAATCAATAAATGTAGTCGGCAAGAATTGCTGACAAGGCTCAAGGAGGAGCCACTGCATGGCAAATACTTTAATCACCCCTACTGCGGTCACCCGTGAAGCTCTGCGGATACTGCATCAGAAGTTAAATTTTATTGGTAATGTGAATCGTCAATATGATGATCGCTTTGCCAAGACCGGAGCGAAGATTGGTGACAGTCTTTTAATCCGCAACCCTAACCAGTACACGGTACGCACAGGTGCCACCCTATCTACACAGGATACAACGGAAAGCACAACCACGTTGCAGGTATCAACGCAAAAGGGCGTTGATCTGAATTTCACATCCGTTGACCTGACAATGGATATGGATGATTTTTCATCCCGTATCTTGGACCCGGCAATGTCTGTGTTGGCATCTAATATCGAAAACGATGCGATGTCTATGTATAAAGACATTTATCAGGAGGTTTCTGACGTAGGTGCCACTGTTACGCTTTCGGACATTTTGAAGTGTGGCAAGAAGCTGACTGACGCACTGGCCCCAATTTCTGGGCGTTGTTTGAACATGACCACACAGCAGAATGTGGATTTGGTTGAAGCGGTGTCTGGTCTGTTTAATGACCCGGCTAAACTATCCAAGAACTACCGAGAGGGTATGGTCGCAAATGACTTCCTTGGATTCAAAGACGTTTACCAGAACACTCTCTGGCCTACTCACACCACTGGTATAGATGACGGGACAGGAGACTATCTTGTGAACGGAGCAAGTCAGACGGGTTCAACTATCACGATTGATACTGGCTCAACTGGTACTTTTCTGGTAGGTGACATCGTATCCTTTACTGATGTTAACCGGGTTCATCCTGAAACCAAGGCAGACACTGGCGAGTTGATGAAGTTTGTTGTGACATCGAATAGTGGAACTTCAGCAACGGAACTGGCCATCAGTCCCGCCCTTACCACTTCAGGTGCGACACAGAATGTTACAGCTTCACCTGCCAACAATGTACAGGTGTGGAAGCGTGAGTCTGATGACTCCACCGCTATCGGTACAAGTGCGGATTATGCTATCGGTATGGGCTTTCACAAGGATGCGTTTGCTTTCGCAACCGCTGATCTGCTTATGCCGAAAGGCGTGGACTTCTCTGCCCGTGAAGTTATGGACGGGGTATCCATGCGTATTGTTCGTGACTACGACATCAACAACGATAAGTTTCCTTGTCGCCTTGATGTTCTTTATGGGTACAAAACGATTCGCCCTGAACTGGCTTGTCGTATTGGTACCAACTAAACATGAGTCCCCGGCCTTTCTGGGCCGGGGGGCTTTTTTCTATTTTATATGTGGCAACAATTTTGAGAATGAGGTTTCATGTCGCTCCTAACAATCATACAAGATGTTGCTGATGAGGTTGGCATAGCAAGGCCGACAGCGGTTATTGGCAATTCAAATCCAGAAACAAGAAAGTTTCTACGGTACGCACAAAAGGTTGGTCGCTCTATACTGAAGAGCTTTCCTTGGCAGATATTGAGGAAAGAACAAACCTTCACTTCACTTGCGACTGAAACGCAAACATCTATTTTGCCATCAGACTTTGACCGGATATGTCCAGAGTCTTTCTGGAATAGAACGGACAATCATTTAATGATCGGTCCTATCACGCCAGTTGAGTGGAATAGCCTCAAGGCGAACTCATACGATGATGACACACGGCACAAATTCATTATTCGTGGAGATGTGTTAATGGCCATTCCTGTTATGACGGCAGGGAAGTCTTTGGCGTTTGAGTATGTATCAAAGAACTGGTGCCAATCATCAGCCAGTGCAGAGCAATCAAAATGGGTAGCTGATGATGATACCGGAATACTTGATGAGGAGTTAATGACACGGGCAATCATTTTTGAATTCCTGTGGGGTGATGGACTCCCGGCTGATGTGGCTTATGAGTCTTATGATAATTATTGCAAGATGCTGATGGATAACGACCAGCCCGATGGTGATATTTTGGTGGCTGGCGACATTTTTATGGGTGGTAGGCACCACACTGGGACACCGTCTGCAAGTGGTGCATCACAATTATTTTAAGGTGATATGTTAGCAATACAACGGGCAAGAAAAAGACAACCCGCTAAAGCGGTTGCGGTTCCACCCCCGGTTGGTGGCTGGGATACCAGATCGTCACTAAGCGATATGAGGGCTAATAGAGCCGTCATCCTTGACAACTGGTTTCCAGAAACAGAGCAATGCACGTTAAGAGGTGGCAGTGCTTCCCATGCAACTGGTTTGGGTGGTCCGGTAGAAACAATTATCGAACATAGCAAGACCGATGGAACGAACCAGATTTTTGGTTGTGCAAACGGTAGCATTTTTGATGTCACCTCATCCGGTGCCGTAGGCAGTGCAGTTGTCACCGGGATGACAAACGACAGGTGGCAGTTTGTAAACATGGGAACGTCAGGCGGTCAGTTCTCTCTTGCGTTTAACGGTGATGATACGCCACGCACTTATAATGGTTCAAGCTGGTCAACTTTTGGTGGTACAGGGCCGACAGTTGCTAATTTAATCTGGTGCAACATCCACCATCGAAGATTATGGGTTGGCGAGAAGGATAGCTTATCAGCTTGGTACGGTGCGACCAATGCAATTACAGGCACGTTTACAGAGTTTCCTTTGTACGGTGTGTTCAAGCGGGGTGGCTTTATTCAGAGCATGGGTACTTGGACAAGGGACAGTGGCGAGGGTGTGGATGATGTTGCGGTATTCCTAACCAGTGAAGGTGAGGTTGCAATTTATAACGGGGTTGACCCATCCACTGCAACCGATTGGCAGTTAGTTGGAGTATTTCAAGTCGGACGGCCCGTAGGAAGGCGGTGCATGGTTAAAGCTGGCGGTGATTTGGTCATGGTGACCGAAGACGGTTTTGTTTCGGCACAGGCCATCTTGATGACTGACCGATCACAAGCCGAGAGGGTTGCAATATCACAGCAAATAAACGATGCGGTGAATACCGCTGTTAAGGATTACGGGACCAATTTTGGTTGGCAACCGATTATCTACCCAAGGGGGCAGATGATTATTTTTAATATTCCAACAACCACAGGGGCAACCACCCTTGCACATCAGTATGTTTTTAATTCTTTGACTATGGCTCCATGCAGGTTTAAGGGCATGGACGCAATTTGTTGGGGCATGGCTGGGGATAAGATTTATTTCGGCAAAAGTGATGGGACGGTTTGGGAATTTAACGGTGTGGATTCTAATGGTGATGATGTTCTTAGTGATGGGGGTTCTGCCATTGAGGGTGATGGTTTATCGGCATTTAATTATTTTGGAAGTCCGCAGAGTGAAAAAGCGTTTAAGCTGGTTGAAGTTATTTTTGAATCAACGGGCGACCCTGCACCCGCACTTGATATGAATATTGATTATCAGGTGCAAACTCCGAGGGGCGTTACCACCCCATCCACATCTGCACCGGGGAGATGGGGCGTTGGATTATGGGGTATCGCAACATGGGGAACGACAGGGCAGATATGGAGAGGCTGGCGTGGGATTGTTGGTAAAGGTCGGTCAGGTAGTTGCCGTGTTCGTGTGAGTGCTACAGAGTCAAGACCAAGCTGGATCGTAACTAACTATACTTTTGTACCGGGCGGGAAAATATGACGCTTGCTGATTTATTGCGGTTGCCAAAAACGATGGCAGGTTCACCAAGGCCAGCAATGGATGGTGTGCCAATGGAATCGGTTGGTGATTATGTTGCACGTTCTTTGCTTGATCCTAATATTGCGGTGCGTGGTGGCATCTTGCCACTTGGAAGAGATAAGCAGGGTGAGCTTGATGTCGTGTTACCTCAAATGTTGGTCGATGCTGTTACGACTTACAAAGTCTTTGGTGATCCCGGTCATGCAAGTGCAGAGGATGTTGGTATTGCATCAATGGAATTACCCACGGGTGGTGCGTTGGCATCTTCACTGGCTCCTATACCGGGTGGGTCACTTGGTAGCAACGCATTAAGGAAAGAAGGGGGGCAAGTATTTTACAACGCACATCCCAACGACTACTTGAAGGCATACAAGCAAAGCGGAAGCCCCATGTTAAGTGAGCAAACACCAGAGACACTGAAAGCCTTACTGGAACAAGGCGGGAAAATAATGATGACTCCAGACCAGAAGGCTGGCTACTTGGTGGAAGGCTGGCAATCAGATCAGCCCGGAAACCTTGCTGGCGTGTTTAGTTTGCAAGGTGGGCGAGGACGAAGTATTCTTGAAGATTCGGCAAGGCAAGGTGCCACACATCTTGATGCCTATGATAGTGGTCTTCCGGACAACCCAAACTTGGTGGACTTCTATAAGAAGGGTGGTTACGAGGAAGATTGGCGAGTTAAATTTGACAAAGAATATGCCGAGAAGAATACACCACGAGAAATTTTGGATGAACAACCTGATGTTGTCGGGATGAAACTTAATGAGGATACGGTTGAACAAAGCAGGTTGCGGGGAAGAGATAGATTGCTTTCTGGACATGGTGACTCTCCAACATCCCCACAAGGGTTGGGCGAGTTGTCTCCAATCGTTGATGTGGACGGTGCGAAAATCCCCGGAGGGCTTGATGGTGAGTTTACCTTTAATGATCTTATTTGGCTTGAGGCGAATCCACAGGCAACGAGAAATATGAGCAACGCTAACCGGGAAGCTCTTTATGCGAAGCATTATAAGACGATGACACCTAACCTTGCTGACCCGACTGAAAGATTTAACCGGATATTGTTTGGACAATTGACGGCAAACAGCGATCTGACCAATTCAGAATTAATGTTGGCACAGATGAGGGTCAGGACTCCCGGTGACCTTAACAGGTTGGCATCTTATATTCCCAGAGGGAAAACGCATAAAGATTTAAGCAGGGCCGAGAGGACAGCAATTTCTAATCGCATTATCGAAGACTACAAAATGCAGGGTCAGGACCGCAAAGGTATTGGCATTGCCGGGTCTAATGATTTTTCTGCAATGGCAGAGTGGGCAAGACAGTTTAGGAAAGACCCGGAGTTTTCCAAGATCATGCCGGGGGAATCTGACATGGCATACATTGAAAGGCTTTCATCCCAGATTCCGCAGATTAGCACAAAAACAGGGTCACTTGCTCTTGGCTTAATGAAACCTCAAACAGCCAAATTGGGTGCGGTTGATCGGCACGTTATTAAAAGACATGGTTTGGCTGAAAAAAAGATCAAGCCGATTAAGCGTA